CATCCGTAGTATTCCCTGTCTTTGCCTTCACCTTTCCATCCGACAGCGGCGTAGCCTTGATAGTCAGCGTTTCCGTCTGCACTTCCTTCTTCTCCTCGTTGGTCTTGCCCTCGATCTTCGGACGGGAAGCCGAACAGTTATACATCACGTGGCGGATATGCCGCACATCCCCGTCAAACTCAAAAAGCAGGGCAAACAGTGCCAGTTCTGCATCCGAGTTTTCAATCAGAACTCCCTTGGAATCCAGCTTCTCTCTCAGCACATCCGTCCGGAAACTCTCCGGAATCAGTGCAAGCTCCAGATCCCCGTCATAGCCCATATTGTTGTTGATCACATAATACGCAATACCGTCCGCATAAAAATTCTCCGGCTCCCCGTTAGCATCCAGGGACAGTGATACAGATCCCGGAAGCGGCACCGGCGCTGCATAGGACACCGCCCCTTCCTCCCCAACCGTCAGTAAAGCGTAATGCGCATTTTTCAGGTTATACTTCACCTTGTTATTCTTATCAGACATATTATCCCTCCATCATTTAACAAATCATTACAGTTCCATACTGTACAGCACCTCATACAGCTTTTCGCTCCGGATCCAGACCTCCGACTTATTATAAAAAATCCCGGCATCATCCAGAACCGTTTCCACCAGGGCTTCTGCCCCGGGATCCTTCCGGTCCGTGTAAAGCTCTATCCTTACTTCACTGATCCGGAAATATACCCGTCCGTCTGCCGAAAAATTATCACTGCCGGGAAGCAGATAGCAGATAAACGGCGGATCCGGGCTTTCCCCTTCCGCAAAATGGTCATAGGCAAAAGGAAATCCCGTCTCTTCCAGCATCCCTGCCAGTTCTTCCAGTGTCATATGCTTTCACCTCCTGCCATCACCTCAGTGCCTTCTCCACTTCCCGTTCCAGAGTCTGTGCAGCCCTTTCCTCAGCAGGCGCAATATGGGGAAAAGCCCTTGTCCTGCCGCCTTTTCTCAGCGCATGGCCAAACTCCAGCAGATGTGCCAGCTGGTACCTGTTCCTGGAATACACCACGATTTCCATTGCATTGGCAGTTTCCTTCGTGGTCTTCGCCGCCCAGCTCTTTGCATAGGCACCGGTCTTCACAGGGGCATTCTCCTGGATATCCTTCCTTGCCTGTGTCCCTGCCTTCTTTACCGCTTTTTTCATATCATCCGCAGCAAGCTGTGCATACTCTTCCAGTCCTTCCATGATCACATCTGCCATCTGACTGACTGTACACCTGTCACCTGCCATGCTCTCACCTCCGGACCTTCCTGCATGTGAATTTCAGACACTTCTTCTTATAATTCAGATGATCCACACTCACAATGTCATACACCTGATCACGAAACAGGATCCTGTGGGTAACAGATCGCATGCCTGCAGTCTTTTTACAGTACCGCACCGTCACAGTCATTCCCACATCCTCCACCACAGTCCCTGCAGTTTCCGCTTCCCTGGAACTGGCAAGCCCCTCTCCGCCTATCGTAGCAAAACAGCAGTAATCCTCTGTCCACTCATTCCTGTGATTCCCGATCCCGTCCTTCACAACAGAACGCTTCTGAAAAACAACCTTCTCATTCATCAATCCAACATTCAAAACAACCACCTCAGAATCCCGGTTTCCTCACTCCAAACAGCAGGCTCCGCAGATCCATCACCAGCTGATGGTGATCCGCTTCCTCCCTGTGTTCATACAGATAGGCAGCCGCATACTGCACGGCAATCTTAGTCCCCTGCAGATCCTCAAACTCATCCTCATCCGTGATCCTTGCCACGTCCATGCAGATCTGCTGCCCCTGCTCGATCAGATCAGAAAGCAGCACATCATCATCGTCAAAATCCACCCGCAGGTAATTCTTCATTTCCTTTACTGTCACAATCACGGAACATCACCTTCCATTTCCACCATATAGGAAGCATAATTACTCCAGCTATTCGCCGTCTGATAAGCCTCCAGGCTTCCTTTCGGCACATAGATCTTACAATCCTCCGGAATCCCATTGAATACAGTTGCCCCGGAAAGCTTCGGCGGTAAAACCGGCAGAAAATAATACCGTTTCATTCCTTTACAGTTCTCAAATGCATACTTGGTGATTGCCGTCACAGCCGCAGGAATTACCAGTTCTGTCAGCATATGACATCCTGAAAAAGCATTGTCCGGAATTTCCGTTATGCCATCTGTAAGCCGGATTCCTTCCAGAAGCCAGTCTTTTCTGAATATGCTGCCCTCAATAGCAGATACTTTCCCTGGAAGATACAGTTCTTTCATGGCCAGGCACTCATTCAGGGCAAATTTTCCAAGCGATGTGACTGTCTCCGGCATAGTGATTCTTTCCAGAGAATGACATTCCGAAAATGCATTATCAGGGATTGTGACTATTCCGTTCGGAACAGATACATTTTTCAGGCTTATGCACTGCTCGCACAAATATCTTGGAATTGCTTTCATATTGCTCGGAATCCCCAAAAATTTCAGGCCATAACAGCACTTTACAATCCCATTTCCAAACAGACCGTCTGTTTTTTCCAGTGTGACCGTCTCCAGTCTTGAAAAGCAGCAGAAACAATAGGAAGCCAATTCTTTCACATTCCTTCCCACTTCAATTTTCCTCACTGCTGACAGATACTTCATGTTTTCCTCTTTACTTTTCTTTCCTGCTGTAAAAACATAAGACCCCTCGCTGTAACTTCCCATAAACATAACCATATTGTCTTCCTGCGGCAGAAACCGAAGCACATACTCCCCTGCTTTCTGGTACCGGTGTGTCAGGGTAATCCTGTTATAATTCCATCCTTCTGCTGTTTCCAGTTCACTTCCATCACCCCAGTCCACCTTCACACCGTTACTAAAACTCTGGCCAAAAGAAACCTGCGGCTCCAGCATATCTTCATCCAGCGTCACATAAAACCTTGTGGCCCCGTCATCCGTAACATACTGTGCAACTACATTCATCTCCCGGTTTGTTACTTTCAGATCCTCCAGTGTCCAGTTCCAGCCCGTACACACCAGACCTTCATGAAACGGCAGATCCGGCAGGCGTTCCAGCCCGGCAAGCTCCTCAAGGGAAAAGCTGTACAGCAGGGTTCCCTCATAATCAAAGAACCGGACCGGCAGGGACATATCCGCAGTGCTTCCGCCTGACGGGATCCTGCTCACTGCATCCGGAATCTCCCCCGGTTTCATCAGGGCAGAAGTACCGCCCCTGGCACGCACTGCATCTGCAATAGCTTTCAGTGTTTTCTCATTTACAAGCACATTTGCCATCAGTACGCCACCTCATTTCCATCCGTCAGTTCATCCATCCGCCTGCCCAGTTCCTCCACAGTTTTCCTTATCTCCTGTACCTGTTCCTCGGTCTGGAATTTACTGTCATTTTCCAGTTCACTTACCTTTGACGGTACCGGCACATTCTTCTGTGCGCCTTCCTCAATCCCCTCCAGCTTGGATTTTTCACTGTTCCCAAAATCATTACTGGAAAGTCCTTTCCCAGTTTCCTGATCCACCTTATTCCTTAAGGCATCTTCCAGTTCCTGCCTGGTCACCTCACCGCCGCCAAGCCCCAGCTCTTCCGAAGTTTTATTTCCAGTCAGCTCAACACCGTTGATCCGCGGCTTATGGCTCATATTTTCATAATTATTTGAATTAGGAACACTGCTCATGGTCCCTGTCAGCTGCTCCATCACGCCACCTCCACCGTCAGTTTCAAAACCTTATTTGCAATAAAAGTACACCGGTAACCGCTGCTCTTGTTTAAGGACAGCTCCCAGATATATTTTCCCAGTTCCAGATGCTTTGTATCTTCCTCTGAGAATCTGATCACCTTCTCCTTCACATCCGCCTCGATCCGTACCGCTGGCTCCGGATCCGCCTTATTCCGCTTCGCCGCAAATACCACGGAATCACCTTCCTCAAACTCATACTCCGAGCCGTCCGGCAGAAATGCCTGGAACGCAAAAGAAGGCGTATCCCCCTTTGTCATCTCAATCTTCATATCCTCATGAACCACCCAGGACATCCCGTCACCTCCCACAG